TATGTTAGATTATCAAAACAAGCACATTTTGATAAACCTTATAAGTCAGTATCTAGTGATATTAATATTATGCTAAGTCCTAAACAAAGTAGAATACATTCTATGAAAAAAGATGAAGTTGGATTTAGAACAATATATGCTGATGGAACCGCTTTAAAGAGAAAGCAAATTGTTAAACAATTAGATGATGAAGTTGTAGAAAATTTCGAAGCACCTGGTAATCCAATTATTGAGTGTGGACGTTTGCTAGAATTTAATTATCCTGCGATTAGAAAAGTCGAAGGTGTTGAAGATGTTTATAATAAAAAGTATTCTGGTCATTACTTGATTAGGGACTGTGTACATATGTTTACTCCTATAGCAAATCAAACTGCAACATATAAAGTAGACATGAATATCGTAAAGGATGGATGGGATGCGTAAATTTTCTGAACTAAGAGAGCAAGTTTCAAAGAGTGATTTAGATGGCGTAGAAAAGTTTGCAGATAGGTTGTTTGCAAAGGTCGGCATCGATGTTGAATTCACTCGACATTTTTTAGATAGGGTAAACGATGAACGTAACAAGAAACAGATTACTACTGCAGAACTTACGAGACTGTTTAAGCAAACTTATAACAAACATGGTAAAAAGATTCCGCAATTAGGACCTGATGCCGAAGCAGTTTTGAAAGATATGCAAACTGATATAAATATGCCATTTGTTCTAAAGTATGATAGAAACTCTCAAGAGTTTGACCTTGTAGCGAAAACCGTTATGCGTAAAAAAGGGTTCAAAACAAGTAACCAAACACTGTCAGTATAAATAAGACTAAAGAGGAGAGACTAAACCAATGGGTAACTATTTTTTCAATGACGAATCCATCAATATTGCACGAGGATTATATAAAGGAGTTACTCACATTGCTAAGTTTGGGCGTAATCCTGCTGTTGGTGGTGCACCAGAAACAATTTGGATGCATGGTGGAATATACACATATCTAACTACAGCATCTACTCTCTTTATTCATAGTGCAAACGCAAATGATAGTGCCGCTGGAACAGGTGCAAGAACAGTCACTATTCAAGGTCTAGATGCAAACTACAACCCCATCGAAGAAACAGTTACAGTAAACTCTGATGTAGCAACAACAGCATCATTTCTAAGAGTATATCGTGCATTCGTTGCAACTGCTGGTTCATCTACAACTAATGAAGGCGCTCTTATAATTTCTACTCTGGTGAATGGTGGTGGAACAGTTCTTGCAGATATTGGAGTTATTGGACTAGGTACAACTTACGGACTAGGACAAACACAACTTGGTATATACACTATTCCTGCTGGTAAAACTGGATATCTAACACAATGGAATGTTGGCATTGGAAATTATAATGACAGCGCAACCGCAACGCTTCTTACTAGAGAACTAGACGGTGATGCGCCATTTAGAAGTAGAGATATTATGGATGTTCCTGGTGGTCATCACACACGAAAGTATACTGTGCCAATTGCTTTACCTGAGAAAACAGATGTTGAAGTAAGAGGAATTGCATCTACTGGAACAAATATTTCAACAACATTCGACATTATACTCAAACAAAACTAGAGGTAGATTATGAGAAAATTTATGGGATTTGATGGATTTACTTGGTTTCAAGGTGTAGTTGAAGACCACAATGATCCTGAACAATTAGGTAGAGTTAAAGTCAGATGTTTGGGTATTCATACCGAAGATAAAGAAACATTACCTACAGATGATTTACCATGGGCGATGGTAATGATGCCAACAACCGGTGCATCTATTTCACAAATAGGTCACTCTCCATCAGGACTCTTAAAGGGTTCTTGGGTTTTAGGTTTCTTTAGAGATGGTAATGAATGTCAAGAACCTGTTGTTATGGGTTCATTTCATGGTTATCCTATAGAAAGACCAAACACTGATTTAGGATTCTGTGACCCTTCAGGAACACATCCTGTAGAGATTAATGAACCTGATACTTCTCGTTTAGCAAGAGGCGACAAAAGGTCTAAACTTTATAAGAAGAAGCAAGAAGTTCTAGATGCTGAAAAGCATCCTGCTCATCCTATTGCATGGGATGGTGGTACTTGGAACACTATGCCAATTCCTTATAATGCAAGATACCCATTTAATAAAGTAAATCAAACAGAGAGTGGACATGTCATTGAACTGGATGATACGCCAGATGGAGAAAGAATTAACATACAACATATGTCAGGTAGTTTCATTGAGATGCATCCTGATGGTTCTATACGAATATTGAATGAGGGTGTGCAAGAAGTTCTAATAGAAAAAGACCATAACGAACATGTGAAGGGTCAATATAACATATATGTAGGCGGTAAAGCAACTATTAAAGCAGAAGATGACATTGATATACAATCAACTAAAGATGTTCGTGTTAAGTGTGTCAACTTTAGAGTTGATGCGTCTGATACAATTGACTTGAATGGTGGTAAGCATATTGATGCTGATGCACCTAGAATTGATTTGAACTAGGGGGTAAAATAGATGACAGGTAAGTTTCAAGTTCTGATTGGTGGTGTAGTTCACACATATCGTCATATCGATGATATACCTATGTCATTTGACAATCTGATAGGATTTGAACCTGACTTTCCGCCGGAACCGCATACGCAAGAAGAACATGATTTGATTGATACTTTTCACACAAAGTTCAAAGAGATATTTTCTAGAGAGAGATTATAATGCCAGCAGTTTGTAGAGGTGATAGCGTTGATAAAGATGTGATACATTGTTCAACTCCTAAGAGAGACCAAAGAAGTGACAATGTGTTTTGTAATGGTACTGGTATTAGTAGACAAGGTGATAAGAATACAACTCATAAACTACCTGGTGCACCATGTCCTTCTCATGCGAAACCTATAAGTAAAGGTTCGTCAACAGTATTTGTGAACAATAAAGGTTGTGGTAGAGTTGGAGATGGTGTAACTTCTTGCACATCAGTTGCAACTGGTTCCAAAAATGTGTTTGCTGGCGGATAAACAGGTATAAATAGTAATATGGCAACAACAGTAACAAGAAAAACAGCAGATTTTAAAGATTTAGACTTTAATTTCACTAAACTTTCTACAACAACAGATGTAGCGAGAAAGACAGACGTTGAAGCAGTGAAACAATCTATGAAATCTCTTTTGCGAACCAGATACTTTGAAAGACCATTTCAACCTTATCTAGGAACATCAATCGCTGATTTGTTATTTGAAAATAACACACCTATGACTAGAAGACTTATTGAGAAATCTATTCGTGAAGTTATCGACAATCACGAACCAAGAGCAAGACTTGATGAAGTACAAGTATTTGATGAAGCAGATACAAATTCATATAGAGTGAGAATATTTTTTCATATTGTAAACTTTACAGGGTCAGAGGTATTTGAAACCTACTTGACAAGGACACGATAATGGCACAGACAACTAGCAGATTAAGAGTTACCGAGTTAGATTTTAACAATATTAAAACTAATCTAAAATCTTACTTATCATCTCAAGACGAATTTAAAGATTATAATTTTGAGGGGTCAGCAATGAATACGTTGCTTGATGTACTATCTTATAATACACACTACAATGCTATTTACGCAAACATGGTAGCAAACGAAATGTTCTTAGACAGTGCAGTGAAAAGAGATAGTGTAATATCTCTTGCAAAACATCTTGGATATCGTCCTCGCTCTTCAACAGCGGCAACTGCTAGAATTAACGTAACTATTAATAGTCCTACTGGAAATCCATCTTCTTTGACGATGACTAAAGGAACCGTATTTAGAAGTCGTGTGAATGATGCTAACTATCAATTTGTTACAACTTCTGATGTAACTATTATTCCTACAGAAGGTGTCTATACATTTACCAATATCGATGTGAAAGAAGGAACACTACTGACACTTCAATATACTAAAAATAGTGCCGATCCTGCACAAAGATTTTTATTGAATGATAGAAACATAGATGTGTCTACACTAAAAGTAAAAGTTCAAAATTCTGTTGCTGATTTAACAACATCAACTTATGTTGAAGCAGATGACTTCTTAGAAGTCAAATCCGACTCGGAAGTATTTTTTCTAGATGCTGTTGAAAATGGTTTCTATGAGTTGTCTTTTGGTGATAATGTTTTGGGTAAATCACTATCAGATGGTAATATCATAATTATTGAATATATTGTATGTAATGAAGAAGATGCTAATGGAGCAAATTCATTTACACTGCAAAGTTCTGTCGGTGGTTCTACTAACGCAACAATTACTACTGTCATCAACTCTGAAAACGGTGCACCTAGAGAAACTATAGAGAGTATAAAATTTAATGCTCCTAAATCATACTCTGCACAAAAAAGAGCAGTGACCGCAGAAGACTATAAAGTTATTCTTCCTAAGTTATATAATAATGTTGATGCTATGCAAGTTTGGGGTGGTGAAGATAATGACCCTCCTATTTACGGAAAAGTATTTTTGTCAATCAAACCGAAAACAGGAAGAACATTGACCACATCAACTAAAGATGCTATTAAAAATACTGTCTTATCTGGAAAGACTATGGTTTCTATCACACCTGAAATTATAGACCCTGTTTATATTAATATTATTCCTACAATCACAGCGTATTGGAATCCAAATATTACAACATCAACGATGACTGATATTTCTTCTGCTATTCGTGATGCAGTCACAACTTTCAATTCTACAGAATTAAAAGACTTTGATAGTGTTTTTAGATATTCTAAATTTGTATCTATTATTGACCAAGCAGATAAAGGTGTTATATCTAACATTTCAACAATTAGATGCGAGAGAAATTTTGATGCTATTTTAAATCAAGAAAGTAAATATACTATTAACTTCTATAATCCAATATTTACTCAAGGACCTGGATCACCATCAAACTTATCTTCAACAGGATTTAATATTTCAGGAAGACTTCAAACATTGTACTTAGATGATGATGGTAATGGAAACATTCGTTCATATTATCTTGAAGAAGGTTCATCAACTAAAGTTTATGTTAATAATACGCAAGGTGCTATTGATTATGGCACAGGTAAACTAATCGTTGACCAGT